GCAGACGTTGACCCTTCTATACCAAGACACATTATAGTAGGTCCAGAGCAACTAGGTAATCTACTAGGTGATTCAGAAGTTACAAGTTCAGATTTCAATACAGTCAAAGCACTCGTGCGTGGCGAACTTGATACTTATCTTGGCTTCAAATTCACAGTATCTAATAGACTGCCAAAAACAGGTAACGATAGAACGTGTATTGCTTACGCACAAGACGGACTTCTTCTAGGAATCGGAAAAGATATTTCCGCAAGAATAGATGAAAGAGCTGATAAATCTTATGCTACGCAGGTATATTACTGTCAAACAATCGGTGCAACAAGAATGGAATCTGCTAAAGTAGTTCCAATCGTTGCTATCGAGCAATAATAGAAGGAGAATAATCATATGGCTAATTCAGTACAATATGCAAAAACACAAGACACACCTTCTGTTAAGTTAGACACTAATGAACTACATGGTAGAGTAAGAGTAGCATACGCAGACTTTACAGCTGCGGGTGCACAAGAAACTATCAATATGTTCAAATTGCCTAATGGAGCAAGAATAATAGGTGGAAGAGTAAACCATGCAGCTTTAGGTTCAAGCACAACTCTGTCAATAGGTCATGCAGCATACGTTAATGCAGCAGGAACTACTGTGGCATTGGATGTGGATGAATACAAAGCAGCAGCTGCTTCAACATCACTTACATCTTTTAACATTGCAACTACAACAGCATTGGGTGAAAACTCAGTTGTAGATGCACCGGATGGTTTGATAGTTACAGCTACTACAGCTGGAGCAAATGCAACTGGACTTATAACAGTTCAGATGACATACGTTCTAGACTAGTAAATAAAATTTTAGGCGGTGGAAGCGAGAGTGGAAGCCGCCTAGAGTACTAAAAGTAAAAACATAACAGGAGAAACATGAGCTTATATAGAAATATAAACGCAAGAAAAAAAGCGGGAACATCAAGACCAAAATCTAAAAGTACAATCACAAAGAAAGCCTACGCAAATATGAAAGCTGGTTTTCCAAAAAAGAAAAAATCATAATCAATGGCATCAGTAGTAGACATTTGTAATGGAGCATTAAATCAACTAGGTGCTACTACTATTCTGTCATTAACAGAAGATTCTAAAAATGCTAGACTTTGTAATGCAAGATATACTCAAGTAAGAGATGGAATCTTTAGATCACATCCTTGGAATTGTTTACAATTAAGAACATCATTAGCAAAAGATACAGCAACACCTGCTTGGGGTTTTACAAGTCAATTTACTTTACCTGCGGATTGTTTAAGATTACTTTACATTATAGATTATGATTCTAACTATAAAGTAGAAGGTAGAAAAATATTAAGTAATACTTCTACTATGAAAATTTTATATATTTCAAGAGTTACTGATCCAAATCAATATGATGAATTGTTAAGAGAAACTTTATCAGCTGCTTTAGCCGCTGACATTGCTTATGGTATTACATCATCTAATCCAGTATCAGAAAAGATGAATACATTATTTCAAGATAAATTAAGAGATGCTAGGTTTGTAGATTCAACTGAAGGTCAAAACAATTCACCTGATCTTGGAATGTCAGATTCAATAGATGCTAGTACTTTTATTAACAGTAGGTACTAATAAATGGCACGAGTTGCAGTACAGCTTACTAACTTTACAGGTGGGGAACTATCTCCAAGATTAGATGGTCGTAATGATCTTACTAAATATTCATCTGGTTGCACAAAGTTAGAAAATTTTATTATCTATCCACATGGTGCGGCAGCTAGAAGATCAGGTACAAACTTTGCAGCTGAAGTTGCTAATAGTGCAAACAAAACAAGGTTAATGCCTTTTGAATTTTCTACATCTCAAACTTATATGCTAGAATTTTCTAATCTTAAAATTAGAGTTTACAAAGATAGCAGTACAGTATTTGAAGGCAATAAAACTATAACTGGAATTACTAAAGCTAACCCAGCTGTTGTAACGGCAACTAGTCATGGTTACAGCAATGGAGATGAAGTTAAAATTACAAGTGTTGCAGGTATGACAGAGGTAAATGAAAAAAGATTTTTAGTTGCAGGTAAAACAACTAATACATTTCAATTAACAGATAAAGATGGAACTAATATTAACAGTACAAATTTTACAACTTATACATCTGGTGGCATTGTAAACAAAGTTTTTGAAATTACAACACCTTATACAACTGCACAACTTTTTGATATTAAATTTGTTCAATCAGCTGATGTCATGTATTTATGTCATCCAGCACATCCACCAGCTACATTATCAAGAACAGGAGACATTAGTTGGACATTAGCAGATGTAGTTTTTACTAAAGGACCATTTCAAGATGCTAATATTACAACAACAACTTTAACACCTGCTTCTGCTTCTACAGGCACAAGAACTATTACAGCTTCAGCAACAACAGGAATTAATGGTGGTTCTGGTTTTTTATCTACTGATGTAGGAAGATTTATTTATTTCAATAGTGGTTATGGAAAAATAACAACAGTAACTGATACCACACATGTTGATGCAGATATTACTATAGCTTTTGCTAATACCAATGCTATTACCGCTTGGCAACTAGGATCGTTTTCTAACACTACAGGTTTTCCAACTTGCGTTACTTTCTTTGAACAAAGATTAGTATTTGCAGGAACAACTAACCAACCACAAACTGTATTCTTTTCTAAATCTGGAGACTATGAAAACATGGATGCAAATATTGGTGGTACTGTAGCAGATAGCGATGCTATTATTTATACCATTGCATCTAATCAAGTTAATGCAATTAGATTTATGACAGCAACTAGAACTTTAGTTATTGGTACAGCAGGTGGTGAATTTACAGTATCAGGGGGTGGAACAGATAGTGCTATTACACCTACCAACATATTAATTAAAAAACAATCTAACCATGGCTCATCTAATTTAGATGCTGTTTCAGTAGGTAACGTAACTTTATTTTTACAACGTGCTAAAAGAAAAGTAAGAGAACTTGCTTACAACTTTGATGTAGATGGATATTTAGCACCAGACATGACTATTCTTTCAGAACATATTACAGAAGGTGGACTAACACAATTAGCTTATCAACAAGAACCTAACCAAATTATATGGGGAGTTCGTGGAGATGGTGAGCTTATAGGTTTAACATATCAAAGAGAACAAGAAGTAACAGCTTGGCACAGACATATCTTTGGTGGCATTTCTGGTATACCTACAATTACAGTTACAGATTATGCAAACATCATAACAGGTACAAGAATTGTAATTACAAAATCAGATGGTACAGAAATTACTTTTACTTCTACAACGGGTACAGCTTCTGCTCAACAATTTAAAACAGAAACGAACAACGACACAACAGCTACTAATTTAAAAAATGCTATTAATACTGCTAATACTACATCTTTAACTGGAGTTACAGCTACAGTTAGTTCTAATGTTATTACATTGGTAGAAACTACACCAACAGGATTAAGTTATTTAAGTATGAAAAGTTTTGACACAACAAGATTAACAACTGTTAGTCAAACTAAAGCTGAATGTGAAAGTGTTGCAGTTATTCCTACAGATAATGACGAATACCAAACTTGGGTTATTATTAAAAGAACAATTAATAATATTACAAGACGATATGTAGAATTTTTAAACACTTTTAACTTTACAGCAACAGACAATACAACATTTAATTTTTTAGATAGTGCAGCTTCTTATAGCGGTGCAGCCGCAACTACTATTTCTGGATTAGATTATTTAGAAGGTCAAACAGTAAATATTTTATCTAACGGATCAACACATCCTACTAAAATTGTTACAAATGGTTCTATTACTTTAGACAAACCCTCTACAAATGTTAAAGTAGGATTAGGTTATCAGTCAATATTACAAACAATGAGACTTGATGCTGGTTCACAAAATGGAACATCACAAGCTAAAACAAAAAGAATATATGAAATTACATTAAGATTATTTGAATCTATTGGAGTAGAAGTTGGTGGTAATCTAGCAGACATGGAAAGAGTACCATTTAGAAAATCATCTGATGTTATGGATCAAGGATTACCCACATTTAATGGCGATAAAACTGTAGAGTTTAGAGGTAACTATGATACCGATGGTTTTATTTTTGTTAGACAAACGCAACCTTTACCTTTAACTGTTTTATCTTTATACCCGGACTTACAAACAAATGATTAATAAATTAAACATAGTTCCCTATACTTTTGAACATGGCAGATTTATTTTTTCCTGCCAAGCTAATTATAAAATTTTAGAAAGTGATGCTGAATTTGTAACACTACAAGGTGATGCAAAAAATTTAGAACAAGACAATCTAGCATTTACAGGATTAATAAATAACACACCTGTATTTTCAGCAGGTATGAAAATGGTGTGGGGTCAAGTTGCTGAAGGTTGGGTTATTGCTACAAATGAAATGTGGAAACATCCTTTAGCCACAGCAAAAGCTATTAAAAAAGATTTTGCTAGAGTTGCAAAAGAACATAATATACAAAGAGTACAAACAGGCATTAGAAAAGACTTTAAACAAGGCATTAGATTTGCAGAGTGGTTAGGTTTAGAAAGAGAAGGTTTAATGAGAAAATGGGGATTTGACGGATCAGACCAATATATGTATGCGAGGATATTTTAATGGGACAAGTGTCAGCAGCAACAGCATTTACAGTTGGAATGGCAGCTGTTCAAGTAAAACAGCAAAGTGCTATTGGTAAATATAATCAAAGAGTAGCAAATAGAAACGCAACTATTGCAGAACAAGAAGCAGGACAAATTGATAAACAAGCAGAATTTGACATTGCAAGATTTGACCAAAGGTTTAGACAATCAGTAGGTACAGTAGAAGTTGCTTTAGCAAAATCTGGTGTTGATATAACTAGTGGTTCTGGAGCAAGAGTTACAGAAGCTAATGCGTTAGAAGCAGAAATGAATAAAAAAATTACAAGATATAATGCAGATGTTGGTGTGGCTAATAAAATGGAAGAAGCAAGATTTTCAAGAATCCAAGGAGAAATGGCAAGACAACAAGCACGATTACAAAATATATCTACTGTTGCTAAAGCTGGAACTAGCTTATTAGCTACAACTAATTTTGGAGAAAAAAAAATATCTTCTATTTTTAATTCAAATAATTCTTATAATCAAAACAATGTAAATACTGGTATACAATCTAACAGGGATGACTATTAATGCCTAAAATTCCTACATTCACATCTGAAGCAAGACCCACAGCACAAGTTGGAAGTGTTAAGTCTAATTTACAAATTCCTTTATCACAAACTGTTGCCGGTGCTTTATCTCCTGTAACAGATTTTGTTGTAAAGAAAGCTGTACAAGCAAACGATACACAAAATAGAACTGAAGCATTAAGATTAGGAAATGAATTTACTAGAGAATTACAAACTATTGAAGATAATATTCAAAACGATAGTGTATTAGGAGTAAACAAACAAGCTGCTAATGCTTACTACAAAGAACAAACAAATAGTTTAATTAGTAAATTTAAAGGACAATCTACTAATAGTGCTAGTCAAACTTTATTTGAGAACAATGCTTTAAGTGCTGTTAATAGAGGAATTTTTAGAATTGATAATACAGTAGAAAAAAATGTTTTATTAGACCTAACAACTCAAGTAGAAACACAAGAAACTTATTTAATTACTCAAGCTCTTTATGGTAGCAATCAACCAAATGCTGAAGGTAATAACAGAGCTGTTAATGCTTTTGATTATGCGACTTTGACAACAAACTTAACTAAATTATATACAGATGCTTTTACTGGTAAAATACCTGCTCCAAAATTAAATGAAATGATTGGTAATATTCCAGCTCTTGTACAAGGTTATCAAGCTAACAAAGATATAGGTAATAGTCCTAGACTTGCTTTACAAGAATTAAAAAAAGGTAATGATAGTACTCTTTATCCAAATTTAAATTTAGACCAAAGAACTCAATTAATAAAAGATGCTAAAAGTATTTTAAGACCACAGATAACTGCTGAGTTTAAAAACTATCTTACAGCTAGATCATTAGGTAAAAAAGAAGATGAAATGCCACGATTTAATACTAATATAGTAAGAGAGGTATTTTCAAAACCAGTAGCAGACCAAATAATAGTGCAAAAAAAAACAGCAGATGACAATGCTAATAATGTTAATTTTTTAAATTCTTTAAAAAATGAAGATTTAGATTTTAATTTAGAAGCAATAATAAAAGACAATGAAGAAACATTATCTATTGATGCAGCTTTAGCATCAAACAATTTTTTAACAGATGCAGTTGCAAATATAAAATCTAAAAGAGAAGATGATCCTGTTCAATATATATTGGACACAAATTCTGACATTAAAAGTGAAGCAATAAAAATATCAAATATGTCTACTGATCCCGATGATCCTACTAAAACTGCGGCTCAATTAGATATTGTAGAACAAATAGTAGAAAAACAAGAAGAATTAGGTATACCAAATAAAAAAGTTATGACACAAAATCAATCAAAACAATTTGTTGCAATGTATCAAGAAGCTGCAAAAAACTCAAATGAAAATGATTTAATTGGCATGATGCTTGGTTTAGCTAAAGACTATGGCGAACATGAAAATCTTGCACTAATACAATTAAGAGAAGATGGTTTGCCTTTTGGAACGATTGCTTCTTCTATTTTAGGTAATTCTACTCTTTCAAAAATGGCTCTTTCTTTTGATACAGAAGACGAAAAAAAAGAAATGATGGCTTTTGTAAAAAAACAAAATAAATCTTTTGAAACAGAAGTTAAAACAAATATCAATGAAGGAATTTCAGAATTTACTGATATTGTAAGAAGAAACACAAACCTAGATAGTTCACAATCATTAACACAAATTAATGACATAGAAGAATTTTTAACTTATATAACAGCACAACAAATGATTGGTAATCCGGGAATGTCTCAAGAAGATGCTACACAATTTGCTATAGATAGTTGGATGGAAAGTTTTGTTGTAACAGACACTTATTATATTGGAAAACAACAAGGTGATATAAGATTAAACGAAAACGAAACAAATAAAATTGAAGATACTACAGACCTTTTAAAAACATTTTATTTAGATGACCTTGACATTGTATCTTTTAAATCAAATACAGAAACAGACCCAGTAATACTATCAAGTAAAATGCGTTCTCAAATGAGAATTAATGGAGAATGGAGAAATACTCCAGATGGAGAAGGTGTAGTTTTTGGTATTGCTCTTGATAGAGGTTTTGCACCAGTTTTAAATAGTGCAGGAGAACAAATTATTTTAAAATTTAATGATAGATCAAGACTTGTTCCCGGAACAGATATAGTTATAGATTTTGATATAGGATTTAATAATCCAGAAGAAACTTCTGCTACTATGTTAATTGATACTTTTGAAAAAGCAAATCAACTTGCTAGAGATGAAGGTATAACTTATGAAGAAGCACTTGAAAAAATAAGAAAACCAAACATTGAAAATATTGAATTTGACGATGGAAAAAAAAACTCTAAAAATCCGGTAAACGATCAATCGTCTATGATTCAAACTAATGAAAATTTTGAAGTTAAATTTGCTGGATTAAATAACAATATAGATGAAGAAGTTTTAGGATTATTTGAATATGGTAAAGACAAAGGATTAAAAGGTTTAGTTCCTAACAATAACGGAATGGTTATAGGTAAATCTGGGGTAACTATAGCTATGGGTTATGACTTGGGAAGTAAAACTTTAAATGAATTAGAAGCTATGTTTCCTAAAAATCCAGATATTGTTAATAAACTAAAACCATACTTAGGATTAAAAGGCAAAGCCGCATTAGATGCTGTTACTACAACACCTTTTACAATTACTGAAAATGAAAGAGAAACTATTAATAAATTTGCTACTAAAAAAACATTAAAAGATATTGAAAGTGCGTGGATTAAAACTACAAAAAATAATAAAAATGCACCAACTAAATCTTTTAAGGAACTTCCTAAAGAAGTGGCAACTGTAATATTTTCTGTTGCTTGGCAACATGGAATTGATGCGACTAAAAAATTTAATTTTTGGACACAAGTTACAACTGGTAAATGGGATGATGCAATAAAAAATTTAAGAGATTGGGATGGCACAGGAAAAGATAGTCAAACTCAATCAAGAAGAGATAAAGAAGCTGATATTTTAGAAAAATGGTTAAACAAAACAAGTAAAAAAGCATAAAAATAATATGGCACAATTTGGATTTGGATTAAATACAATCAAAACAGCACAGGAAACTGGTTACGATCAGTACAAGACAAGTTTGTTTGAATCACTAGGAGCAGTAGCTTCAGACAACTGGAACTTCAATCCTGTTATTTCTATAAAAAATATGTCAAATATTGGAGCTGCATCTACAGAATCCAGAAAAGCTGGTTTACTTCCTATAGATAAAAATTTATTAAATGAAGAATATAGAGATTTAGGATTATTTTTTGAAAGAAATGAATATCAATCAGTTGTTGATATTATGGTTGATAGAAAAAAGAAAGAAAGAGAAAGACAAAGCATTATGGCAAGAGGTCCACAAGGTTCATGGAATCCTCTATCTGGTGGTTTTTATGTTGGTGCTGCTAAACTTGCAGTTGGTATTGGTACAAGTTTTCTTGACCCAATAAATATTGCAGCTTCTTTTATTCCTATTTATGGACAAGCTAGATTTGCTAGGTCTATTGCTAAAGCAAAAGGATTAGGTACAAAATCTGCAAAAGCATTTAGAAACACAAGATTAAAAAGAGGTGCTATAGAAGGTGCTGGTGGTGCTTTACTTTTAGAACCTCTTGTTTATGGTGCTGCACAAAGAATACAAGCTGATTATGATTTATATGATAGTTT